CAAAAGCAACTGTTGAATTAATAACCCAACCAATCATATTGCAGGAAAGTGAAATATTAAAAGCACAAGTTGCGACAGCTGATAGGCTGCATATGGTTGTATCATTATTGGAGATAAACAGAGATTAATATGTCATTTATAGAAACAGAAGCATCGTACAGAATAGAAGTAATAAACGGTAAACCAGTTAAGATTATTACACCGCAAACAGAGGTTACATTAACTAATATGAAAACAGGACAAGAGTATAACTCAGACGCAGAAGCTATGCAAGACGTACAAAACCCTGAAACAGAGACTGTAGCTGATGATATTAAGAGAGATGTTAAGGTAACTGTAGAAGCTTTACCACTTGGAGGAGATACAAAATTATAGTATACTAGAACGATGGCTATTACAAACGCACAACAATATCAACAATTAGTAAAAAAAGACGCTAACGGTAAACGACCAGGTTATCGTGGTGATGCTGCGTACAGAAGTTTTAGTGCACAATCTACTGGAAGTCAAAGAGGATCAGCAACAAGATCAGAAGTAGGTGGAGATAAACCAGGTAGAAATGAACCTAGTCTAAGAGATGATCCTACTGTTTCACAAAATGTAAAAGATTCAAGAGATGATGAAATTTTTAAACAAAGACGTGAATTAAAAAAAGAAGTACAAAGACAAGAAAAAGAAAAAGCAGAAGAAAAAGTTGAAAGATTTAGAAATAAACAATTTCAAAAATCTAATTTTCCTGGAGCATTTGGTATAGCAACAAATTTATTTAGTCCTTTTTTTCAAAAAGGAATGACTGTAAATAGAAATTTCTTTTTAGATAAAGTTTTAGGAGCTGGTAGATTAGGAGATTTAACACCAGAACAATTTGCTGAATTAAGTTTATCAGAACAAGAAGCTGCTTATAAAGATTATATGTCAAACAGGTTGGCAGGTAAAACAGATGCTTATGGAAATCCGACCAGAGGTTTTTCATATGACAGTGAGGGCAATCTTGTAGGTAATTTTATAGACGATGGAGGACCAGATCCAATATTACCTATCATACCAACAGATGATGATAATCAAACAACTCCAGAAGATCTAAGACAGATACTATCTACTCGTGTCTTAGGATCACAGTTTGATCCAACTTTTTTTGCTGCAGATGGTGGTATAGCAAATCTTGCAAGACAAGAACTGTTTTTAGGTGGTATTGTAAAAGGAGTTAAAAAAGGATTGAAAGGTATAACACGTGGTATTAAAAAAGTTGCTAAATCACCACTAGGTAAAATAGCACTTGCAGCAGCTGCAGGTGGATATGGTTTTGGTTTAGGACCTTTTAAAAGTCTAGCAGGCTCTGGTTTTTTAAAAGGATCTGCAGTTAAAAATTTTTTATTTAAAGATGGTGTGCCAGGATTAAGTAATTTATCAGGTAAAGGTATTGCATCTATAATAGGTGGTGCATCTTTATTACCATTATTAATGGGTCAAAAAGAAGATGAGTTTGATATAGAAGAATATTATAGACAAAATGCGTTAAACCCTAACGCACCTTTAAATCGTAGAATAGCTGGTTCTGAATTTAGTTTTGCTGACGGTGGTTCTACAGAAAAAGAACCCGTAGCTAAAAAGACTATGCCGCTATTAGATATGGGTGGACAAGAGATGGATTTAAGAGCTGAAGGTGGTTTTGTGCCGATAGGTAGAATGGAAAAAGCAGATGATGTCCCTGCTAGACTATCTAAAAATGAGTTTGTATTTACAGCTGAAGCTGTTAGAAATGCAGGTGATGGAGATGTGGACAAAGGCGCGGAAGTCATGTATAACATGATGAAAAACCTCGAAGATGGAGGCGACGTATCCGAAGAATCACAAGGTTTGGAGGGCGCTAGAAAAATGTTTCAAACATCACAAAGATTAGGAGAAGTCTTATAATGACAACAGAAACCACGATATCAAGACCAGCACCTTTTGTAGAAGATATAGGTGAAAGATTATCAGAACAAGCATTAGCATTACAAAAAGTACCTGTTGTAACAACTGGTATTACAGGTATATCTCAACAACCAGGTGAAACTGCAGAAGGTTTTAAAGCAAGACAACAAGCAGCACAAGCATTTACATTAAGACAACAAAATTTAGCAGGACTTGCACCACAAGTTGCAGGTCAAGATGCTTTACAAAAACAAGCACAAAGTTTAGCAACATCTGGTGTAGGATCGTTTCAACCATTTTTACAAGCTGCACAAGCTTCAACAGGTCCACAAGCATTTCAACAATTCATGTCACCGTATCAACAACAAGTTATTGATACAACGTTAGCTGACTTTGATAGACAAGCGCAAGCTAAACAACAAACGATTAGGGACCAAGCAGTAGCATCAGGGGCGTTCGGTGGAGGACGGGAAGGAGTTGCTTTGGCGGAGTATGGGGCAGCCTCTGACAGAAATAGAGCAGCGTTGCAAGCAGGACTATTACAACAAGGTTTTGGTCAAGCACAAGCAGCTGCACAACAAAATTTTGCAAATCAGATGGGAATAGCATCAGCATTGCCTGGATTACAAGGAACAGATATTTCACGTTTAGGTCAATTGGGCGCGATTAACCAAGCACAAAAACAAGCTGAACTAGATGCACAAAGAGAAGCTGTAAGAATGGCAGCATATCAACCACAAGAAGAGTTAGACAGATTCGCTGATATTACAACAGGAATCATGGGTGGTATGAGAGGATCAGGAACAGCTACAACAAACGTTCCTAACCCTACACCATTACAAAGTGCACTAGGGGTCGGATCAACACTTGCTGGTATCTATGGATATTTAGGAGGTAGACCTTTCGGCGGATAATGAATAGAGTATTAAAAAGACCAATGTTTAGAATGGGTGGTTCTACAGGAACTGGTATTACATCAGGACTTGATAGACCTGGATATAAAATGGGTACAACTGTTGGAGGAAAATTTTTTCCGTACGGCCCAGGTGATAGCGTTGCACAAGGTGCATTAGACATTATCAATAAATTTCCTAAAAGAATGAATGCAGGTAAACAACCGACCACGGATCAAGGATCAGTCATGATTCCACAAATAGGTTTAAATCAAAACAGAACACCTAGTATTAAAAAAGAATCTATAGAAGAGAGAATGATGAGAGCTATCGGTGAAAGAGATAGAGGTCAAGACATATCTAAATTTTTAATTAATTTTGGTTTAAATCTTGCATCAGCTACACCAAGAGGTGGTTTATTAGCAACAGCTGCAGAAGCTGCTAAAGGACCAACAGGTGAATTATTTTCTGCTGAAGAAGAACAAGCTGAACTAGAGAGACAAATTAAATTAGCTGCAGCACAATCTGAAATAGGACAAGAACAAGCTGTTGAACTGCAGATGTTAAAAAATTTAGATGAAGATAAAAGATCTGCTTTAATGAAAAAAGCACAAGAAGGTGTTGATGCTGGATATTATGATGACGTAAACGAAGGTATTAGAAGATTATTAACAAAAGATGAGTTCGGTGTGCAGATGATGCCAGGAGAACAAAGACAAAATGAAATTGCAACAATATCTGATAATTTACAAAAGACTCAAAGAATATCACCAATTGAAGCTGACAGACAAGCAGAGTTTTATGTTGACTACAATAGAATAGAAAAAGCAAATCCAGATGTTAACTTTGATATACAGAATCCTTTTTGGGATCCTTCAAGATCTAGTTACCAAGAGGGTGTTGTATACTATGATCCAGTAGGAAGAAAATATTTTAGAAGAGACTCAGGAGCAGAGGCAAGCGAAGGAGTCCCTCAAGGTTTCGTAGAAGTCGAAATAAAGATATAGGGAGGCAGCTATGGTACAAAAGTACGATAGATACGCCATACAAGAGCCAGAAAACGAAACTAACTTGGCTGTGTCAGTGGCAGCAGGTATAGGTTCAGGATTAATAAAAATTCCAGTAGGTTTAGCATCAGTTGCAGCAGAAGTTTATGACGCTGTTAGTGGTGAAGGTGTTAATATAGATGAAGGTGCTGTAGCACGATTAGAAAAATTTATTGATGACAGTGTTGTTGGTGATGTTATGCAGGGTTTAGAAGATAAAGCAAGAGACACGGCAGCAGGAAGAATTACAGAGGCATTAGTTCAAGTAGGTATACCAGCGGCAAGAGGTGCTAAGATAGCTGGACAAATAGCAAATAAAACTATTAGAGCGATACAAAAAGGTAGAAGAGTTGGACTGACAGGAAAGACTGCAAAAAATTTACAAAAAGGCCAACAAGCAGCAAATAAATTAAATAGAGCGTCTAGATATGCAAGATACGGTGTAATATCAACAGGTGGTGCAGCAGGTGCATCTCTTGTTTATGATGTAGAAGACATAGGTACATTTGGTGATTTGTTTGAAAAAGGCACAAACTTAGACAGAGATATTAGAAATGAAAGTGACGATGACGCTATAAGAAGACTAGAAAATAGATTTAAATTTTTTGGTGAAGGTGTTTTGATATCTCCTGTTGCATATGGTGTAGGAAAAGTTGGGGGTATGCTTGCTAAAAAAGGTAAAGAACTTGCATTTAGCAACAACACATTTGAAAGATTAGTTGATAAGTTTGCATCAAACTTCAGACCTAGAAGTAAAAAATCACAAGAATTGTTTGAAGGACAAATGAGAGTTGAAGGCGAAGAAGGTGCTGCAGCTATTGTAGCTAAAGATTTAGTAAAAGACATAGATGATTCATTTAAAAAAATATTTAACAAATCATCACCTGTAGCAGACAAAATAAAAAATAAAGATGAACTACTAACACAGATGGACAGTCTTTTAAAATCAGGAAAAGATACTATAAAAGATAATCAAGTTATATTTAATAACTTTGATAAAAAGAAATTACAAGATTTTTACAAATCAATGGAAAATATAAAAGTTCCAAAAAAACAACAAGAAGAATTAGTTACAGCTCTTACAAATTCTAAAAAAGCATTTAACAGATTAGAATCTGACCTTGTGGGAGGCGGTAATTTAACTGCATCAAATCAGTCAGAGTTATTACAATTTTTTAGTAACAGATTAAAATCAACACTGTCAAATGATTATAAAATATTTGAAAACAGTAAGTTGTATAAAACTACAAACTACATACCAACAGATGAAAAAAGAGAAGCTGTTGCACAATTGTTTATGAATTATGCAAAGAATAATAGAGTAAGAAACTACACAGAAAAAGATGCTATGTTGGATGTAGATAAAGTTTTAGAAAACGTAAAGATGGATCCTGTAACAAAATCTCCAGTGTTTAAGTTTGAAAGTAAAAGTGCAATGTATGATGGAGTTGTACAAGAAATAAACATATCTAAAGCAATATCAGCAAACAAGTTTGAACCAACAGATTTAATTACAGGTCAAAAAGATATCAAAGCATTTAGAGAATTATTTGGTGAAATAAAAGATGCAAGAAGAACTATTGTAAACAATATGCAAGCAATGTCTGCAATTAGTGCAAGAGATAAGTTTTATAACAAGATAGCGCAAAGTGGTAAGATTGTTTTTGATAATCCAACACAAGCACAATTAAATTTACCTAATAGACCTGGGTATACAATGAGTAGAAATGGTATGCAGATTAAATCACCTCTTGGTGAGGAAGCATATGTTAACCCGTTAAACGGTAAATTTACATCATCAGAGTATGAAGCTGCAATAAAATTTGCAGAAGCTATGCCTCTTGATGGACTGATGAAAACAAATATTTACAGATACGGAGTTGCAATACCAAAAGGGATAGCCCAGGTTGCTAAGACAGTTTTAAGTCCATTTACACACATGCGTAACTTTACTAGTGCTGTTGCATTTAGTTTAGGTACAGGTAATTTATTTAAAAATCCTAAATTTGTTTTAGATAGTTTTAAACAATCATTTAATACAATACAGCCGCAACTATTATACAGAAACCAACCAAAAGACCAGGCTTTCTATCAGTTTATGTTAGAAGAAGGTGTAGTAAATTCTAGTTCTACGTTTCAAGATGTACAAGGATTATTAAAAGATATCGCAAAAGGTGGTGATGTAATTGAAAGAGTGTTTGGTAAGTTAGGTAAAAAATTAAATAAAGTATTTAGAACATCACAAGACTTGTATGTTGCAGAGGATGACTTCTATAAAATATATAATTTCTTAGCAGAGTTTGATAATTTAAAAGGTGCTTACAAAGGGTCTGTCCCTGATCTAGAACTTGCAAAAAGAGCAGCAAGTATTGTTAGAAATACTGTACCAAACTATTCTTATGTATCAGATTTTATCAAAGGTTTACGTAGATCACCTCTTGGTAACTTTGTATCGTTTCCTGCAGAAATAATTAGAACATCACATAACATTGTTCAACAAGGTATTAGAGAAGTAAAAGACCCTGCATTAAGAAGTATTGGAGCAAGAAGATTACTTGGTTTTGGAACAGCTGTAACAGTTATACCACCAACAGTAGTTGAAATGTTTAGGGGTATGTATGGTATCACAAGAGATGAGTTAGCTGCAATGAGAAGGTTCTTACCTGAATGGTCAAGAGAATCTACAATCATACCAAGTAAAGATAAAGATGGTAATTATTATTACACAGATTTTAGTCATGGTTTTGCATATGATACAATCGTTAATCCTATACAGTCAGTTATTGCAAACGTTGAGGGTAATGACGAGGCACCGTTAATAAAAGGACTAACTGATGGTACAATAAAAGCTATAGGTAGACTAGTCGATCCATTTATAAGTGAATCCATTTGGGTCCAAGCATTACAAGATTTATATGCAAGAGGTGGCAGAACAGATACAGGTTCACAGATATGGAACCCAAGAGATCCTGAAGGTGATAAGATGTTTAAAGGTTTAAAACATTTAGCTGAAGCATTAGCTCCGCTATCTTATCCACAAATAAAAAGATTAGGACAAGCTGCTATATTTGGTGAGGATCCAGAATCAGGAAGAGACTTACAAGTTGGTGGTGAACTTGGTGGTTTCTTTGGTTTTAGAAATCAAAAGTTTGATTTTCCAGAATCACTTGGTTATAAAATTTCAGCATACAATGGAGCACTTAGAGATAGTAGAAAATTTTTACCTAGACCTAGAGGTAATGTACAATCAAAAGATATTATAGAAGGTTTGATAAGAGGTAATCAATCATGGTTTGAAGCACAACAAGACATGAGAAAAGATATTAATGCTATGAAAGATTTAGGTTTTAACGATAAACAAATAGGAACTATATTTGATAGACGTAATTTAGGAAAAGATTTTAATGCGTTACGTTCTAATAAATTTAAACCGTTTGAATTACCTGAAGGACTTATAGATGAGTATATAAGAAACGCTAGAGTTAACGGTTATCAAAACCCTTTAAATAACGAAACATTTAGACAGATTAATTCTGTTATACGAGAATTATATAGACTGTATTTAGATGGTACATATCCAAGCTTAATGAGAGAAATGAATATAGGTAATACTGCTGCATTACCACAAACACCTACGCCAGTTGTTCAACCAAGAACACAGAATGTGGATCCAAATACTAACTTGACACGAACAGAACAGGCGTTATTATCACCAGAAGAACAAGTAATAGCGAGTAGAACATAATGGCAAAAAAATCGGCATTACAAAAAATTGAAGATCACGAAAAGCTTTGCAGAATAATGCAAAAGCAAACCTTTGAACAAATAAAAGAAATCAAAGAACGTGTAACAAGGATGGAGAAGATGATCATGGGTGGAGGCGGAGCTATAATACTTGCCTTGATCATGAATATGATACAATGAATTTAAGTCGTAATTTTACCCTTCAAGAATTAATTAAATCTGACACTGCAATCAGATTAGATATCAATAACAATCCAAACTCAGGTCAGATAGAAAAACTAAAAGCACTTTGCGAAAATATTTTACAGCCCGTACGTGATCACTTCGGCAGAGTAAAAGTAACATCAGGATTTCGTAGCGAACAACTTTGTATTAAGATAGGTAGCTCAGTCAACAGCCAACATGCCAAAGCCGAGGCGGCCGATTTTGAATGTATGGGCACAGATAACGCTGAATTAGCTGACTGGATCAACCAAAACCTAGACTACGATCAATTGATATTGGAGTTCTATACTCCTGGTGAGCCGAACAGTGGATGGATACATTGTAGCTATACTACTGACCAAC